TTGATCCCATTACAGACACTTATCCAAATAATTGGTATGAAGGTCATTACGACGGTGTCTTTGAAGCCCCATTTTAATTAGGAGAAAATTATGGCAACTAAAAAGAAACTCAACGCATCAGAAAAGAAGTTAGTAGAAACCATTACTAAACAAGATCAATTAGTGACAATGGCTGTTAAAGACATGGAATCATTACTCAATGAGAATAAGTCTTTAAGGGCGCAAGTCAATCACTTGTTAGCATTGGTTAACATTTTAACGAGACACTAATGTTTAGCGTTTTAGTTAAAGCAGATATTGTAGAGTATTGCAAATACTTATTACGCAGAGCTAACTTTGGTAAGAGAGATCAAGCCAATGGCAGCCCTGATGAACAATTGACTGGTTTAATAGGACAACAAACATTATTAGATATATTTCATAAACCATTAATGGTGTACGAGAATGGTTTTGATGGCGGAGTGGATTTAGAAATAAATAAGTATACGTATGATGTTAAAACTATGGGCAGAACGACAGACCCATTAGATCATTACGTGAACAATTTAATTGCGTTACAAGCAAATTATAAGGTGGATCGGTATATTTTTTGCAGTTTAAACAAAAATACAGATCAACTTACTATTTGTGGATGGATTAGTAAAGTCAGATTCTTTGATGAAGCTAATAAGTATGAGAAGGGTATTAAACGTTTTCGTACAGACGGCACGTACTTTGAAACAAAAGCAGACTTGTACGAGATTGAAAATTCAAAACTCAATCAAGCAAGTAATATAGTAGAATTTAAACAACAACTAGAGGGGATATTAGATGATTCAACTAACGGAAAACGAACGTACTCAATTACGTAGAGCAGCATCAGGTCTTACCGGTACGGAGTTCGCAAGACTTCCATACACATCACAACAACTTCATTTAGATGATATTAACGAGGTGATTGATAACCTTTTTAAAACGCATCCAGAAGCCTTTATAACACGTGCAGTCAATCAGTGGAAAGAAAAGCAACGCAATCGTGAGGCTTATTCAAGACCACAAGGAGAACATCATGGCGAATGATCGTAACGACTTTGAGCCAGAGATTAGAAACTCTGCATGGTGGGCATCAGACACAAGACGTGCTGTCAATGGTAAAGCCGTTGAAGTAATCTTACAAAAACAAGGTAAAGCACCTATACCTGATTTATCACACATTGAAGCTGTACAAATGGGTCATGTTATGCAACCTATTATTTTACGCCTTGCACAAGACGCTTTAAAGCAAGAAGTGAAAGACGCAGACTATATGCTTACACATCCTAAAGAACAATGGTTACGCTGTCACTTTGATGGTATCACGGCAGACGGAAAAATTTTGGTTGAGGCAAAGAATTACAATGCAGCAACCAGAAACAAATATGACTTTGAAACAGGTCGTATACCATCAGCAGACTGGGCGCAACTCGTACATGAGTGTGCAGTGCATCAATTAGACAAAATATGTTTTGCAGTACTCTTTGGTGGTAATGAATTTAAATACTATATCTATGATGTCACTGAACAACATAAAGAGGAATTGATTAAAGAGATGGCGGGTCATTGGGGTCATGTTATAGCTAATACCTTACCAACACCTGATTCAATTGAAGCCTCTAAATTGGTATTTCCAGAAGGACACGATGGTGTAGTGACAGCGACTCGTCAAATGGAATATGCGATTGAACAACTTAAATCTCTTAATGTAAAAGCTAAAGAAATTAATACATTAATTGACCAGATTGAATTAGATGTGCGTAACGCTATGGGTGAAAACTCTGAAATCAGAGATATGAGTGGACACACATTAGTCACGTGGCGCAATAGTAAACCTACTAAACGATTTAGTTCTGACTTATTTAAATCAGCAATGCCAGATGTTTACGATCAATTCATTATTGATATGCCGGGTAGTAGGAGGTTTTTAATCAAATGAAATTAATCTCACAACACCGCATGGAAATAGCGTTTTGGATTATGGCTGTTTGTTCAATCATTGACACAATAAAGGGGTTATTCGTATGAAAGAAGATATTATCAATCATCCTACGCACTACACCAAAGGTGGTATAGAGGCAATAGATGTGATTAAAGCTAAAGCAACACCATTAGAATTTCAAGGTTATCTTATTGGTACGATTAGAGCGTACGCATTAAGACTTGGATTAAAAGGAAATACCATTGATGATGCAGACAAAATTATTTGGTATTGCAATAAATTAAAACAAAACTTAACAAGGGGAGATAAACATGAGTAACGTAGTTCCGTTTCAAGAAATGGATCAGATGGCGAGTGCAATCGCACAATCTGGTTTATTTGGTATGAAAGACAAAGCCAGTGTGTTAGCACTTATGGCGGTGGCACAAGCAGAAGGATTACATCCTGCTACGGCTGCTAGAGACTTTCATATCATACAAGGGAGACCGGCATTAAAAGCAGATGCAATGTTGGCTCGTTTTCAAAACGCAGGTGGTTCTGTTCAATGGAAGGATTACACAGATGAGAAAGTTACGGGAACATTTAAACACCCAAATGGCGGAGAACTTGACGTTACTTGGACAATTGAGCAAGCGATTAAAATCGGTCTTGTTAAACCGGGATCAGGCTGGCAAAAATTCCCAAGGGCTATGCTACGATCACGCTGCATTTCTGAAGGAATTAGATCAGTTTTCCCAGGATCAGTTACTGGATTCTATAGCCCGGAAGAAGTCGCAGACTTCACACCGGTAGAAAAGGATGTAACACCTGCAGTCAATTCTATCTCTCAATCAGCATCATTAAGTAAAGGTGCATTTGATGACATGAAAGACGATTTACCTTTTGAAGCACCACCCACAACAGGTCAATTCGCATTACGTGTACCTAATCAAGACACACCTTATGATTACTTTGATACTAAAGATCAGTGGATTGATGGCTTTGTAGATATTGTTCGCAAGATTTACGATAGCTCTAAATACACAACAGAGGAGAAACAAGCTAAATACGAAGCATTAAGAGAAGTTAACTTAATGTTCATTAAAGGCTTTGATCCTCAAACAAGCGTTAAATTTACTAGATTAACTTCAATTATTAGAAAGGCAGACCATGAGTAACCAACACATTCAACAAGCAGGAAAAGGCGTTCTATTTATGAACGACAAAAAGACTTCAGAGAAACATCCAGATTGGAAAGGTACATTAACACTTTCTGATGGCACTCCAGTTAAAATTGCGGGTTGGACTAAAAAGACTCCTAAAGGTCATTTAATTAGTTTGGCAGAAGATACATTTAAACCTGCTAACCAACAACAATATCCTCGTGAAGTCAATACGTCACATGACGAGGATGTACCTTTCTAATGTCATTAATTAAGTTACAATTACCTTATCCACCCAGTGTCAACAATTATTGGATGACATCTGGACACAGACGTTATATCTCTAAACGTGGACAAGAGTTTAAGGAAGCTGTACGCATTTATTGTTTGCAGCACAAGATTCCTAAACTTGGTGCATACGATGTCATTGTAGGCATTTTATTACATCCACGTTCTAAACTGCTTATGGATATAGATAATTGTGCTAAAGCGGTATTAGATTCGCTTGAAGGCGCAGGCATTATTGATGATGATAAACAAGTGACATTGCTTATCATTAGCAGAGGTTCTATGAAAAAAGGTGGTGGCTGCACCGTCTTTATAGAAAAAGATACACCCTCCGCAAGCCTAGATGCGAGTTTGCCGATGGTGAACAGTTAGGTAGCTTTGCCGGTAGCTTTCTAGGTAACCGGCACTTATTATGAAATTACAATCAATCGTAGACGGAATTGTTATATTGTCAATTCTTGTTTTTTTTGGAAATTTAATTAAGGGGATCGTATGGCTAGTCCAAAGATTTTTGTAGCAACACCCATGTATGGTGGTCAATGTTTTGGCTACTATACACAATCAGTTTTGCAACTCAATAATCATTTTAGAGATAATAATATCACTTCAATGTTTAGTTTTATGTTTAATGAATCTCTCATTACACGAGCAAGAAACGCACTTGTAAACGCTTTTCTAAAGACAGACGCAACACACTTATTCTTTATTGATTCAGACATTGGCTTTAATCCTGCTGATGTCATTAAAATGGTGCAAGCAGATAAAGAAGTCATTGGTGGTATCTATCCTAAAAAAGAAATCAATTGGTCTAGCGTTAAACGAGCTATGGATAATGGCGTTGACTTTAAAGATTTAAAACATCATACCGGTTCTTTTGTAGTCAATCTTGTAGGTTATGCAGGAGAAGTCACCGTACCAGTCAATGAGCCATGCGAGATTTATAATGCAGGGACAGGCTTTCTTTTAATCAAACGTGAAGTCTTTGAAAAACTATCACCATTAGTTCCTACATATAAGAATGATGTGCATGATTTAGGTAACACAATGACAGGTCAAGAAGAAATTAAAGAGTTCTTTGCAACTTCTATTGAACCTGAAACAGAACGCTTGTTATCAGAAGATTATCATTTCTGTTATATCTGGCGTAAAGCCGGTGGTAAAGTTTGGGCTGCACCATGGGCGCAACTTACACACAATGGCACTTATGCTTTTGAAGGTCGTTTAATACCTGCACCTTGAGTCACTGCACGACACACTTTAAGGAATAAGTCTTTAGAGTAATGTGATTTCATAGAATTAACTACCGTGCAACAAAGCACAATGTTCTTTTTAATATAACCAATGCTAGAGTCTAAACGCTCAACGCTAACAGACTCTGGCTGACTTGGTTCTAATTTCATTTTCCATCCAGTGTAATAACAAACACCTTTTTGTTTATACCAAAGGTTTATGAGGTCTTGCTTTTCTATTTCTAATATATGATTTCTGCGTTTAGATGATTGTCGGCAAGATGCCATGATGACTGCAGCACGTTTTTCAAAAGTTTTGTAATTGTTTTCTTTTGATTTGTTTGAAGCTACATTAAAACAATCTTTACACCACGAGTGATAACCGCCTTTATAACGATAGAAAAGATACACACCCTTTTGTATTTTACATTTGGTGCATACCTTCTTGAGCATTATTTACGCTTTGATTTGCGTGTTGTCTTGGCTGCTTTACGAAAGGCTTTATTAGTAGGAGCGCCTTTACTGCCAGGCTTTCGCATTTTCTCCCCACTGCCTTTTCTAATACGTTCACGTTTGGCATGAATATTTGCATATAATCCGGGCTTCATCTGCTACACCCCCATCTACGTCTAGCTGCCTTACCACGTTCACCTTTCCAGCTTTTACTTCTAGCACAGAAAGATTTATGCCTAGGGTTTTTAGGATCTTTTGTAGGTGCTTTTAATTTAGAGCCAGTCGCTTTATTGTATTTAGCACGACCTTTAGCAGTGAGTCCTGCGCCTGCTTTAACAGATTTCTTCTCACCACGACCTACAGATAATCTAACTTTTTTTTTAGTCATTATCTTTTAGATTTACGAGATGTTCTTTTTGTAGTTTTTTTAGGAGTTCTGTAAGACATATCTG